CATTAAACAATATAATAAGATGATTCAATATGAGGTTCACTCGGAGGATACCTGTTTTTAAATACCTCTTGAGTAATCTCTTGAGGTATTTAAACTTCTTCATATCCTCCATGAAGTCATCTACTGTCACCGATTGAGGGTTATCGTAGTGCTTAATAGCGAACATCAAATAGTTTTTTTCATTAAGTGATTCAAAATGCATTACGAATTATTTAATTACTAACTACCGAATGTAAGTGTGGCAGCTCCGTTTGTTCTCTTGGTTTCAGCACCCTTGCTTGTGTTAATAACACAGCGATACTTGTAACCGTCTAGTGCATCAGATGCTAGTCCACTGTAAGCAAGTGTTGCTGTAGTGAAGTTTGCATATGTAATACCTGTGTCAAGTGAAGCACTTACATTTACCCAACGAGTAGTTGCACTTGCTGTCTGTCTCTGCCACTGGTATGTGATAGTACCTGACTGATCCACTGTTGCAGCAGCAACGAATGTTCCAGCACCACTAGATGAAGTAGAGTTAGCGGGTTGTGTACCAACTGTAATAGTCTCAAGTACATCTGCTGCGACTGTATCATCAGTAAAGTCTCCTGCATTACCAGCTGTTGCTTTAGCAGGTGCAATGTATTCTGCCTTGTGACGTGTGTCACCGTTATGTGTTACATAAGTCTGATACTGCCACCAACCAGGACCAGTGATTCCTCTTGTCTTGTTTGATGCTATTGATTGCTCTGTCGTATCAACGAATACTAGGTCATAACTTACACTATCACCACCCTTAACTACATACTCAGCAACTGCCTTAGGAGCAGTACGTCTGACAGCACCTGCAAGAGATCCTGCTGTGCTACCTGCATATACTTTATGTAATTCGATTGATGTTGTACTTGTTACTTCCTTTACAAGATAGTTAACGCTATCTAAGACTATGATGTCTCCTACGTCGATGCTATCAGCTGCATTCTTGGTAACAGTAGCATCACCATTCGTGACAGCAACAGTATTGCCAAACGTAGCAGCGTCTATTGTACCAAAGACTGCCATTTTAATTCTCCGTGGACGGGTTTCCTATATTTTATTTATAAACTCAGGAAAGTAGTGCCTTCTCTAGAGCAGCGACAAGTTGATCGTCAACTTTGTTGCCTGATTTGGCAGCAGCTTTCTTAAGCAATGCAATAACGAACTCCTTGATTTTATCCTCAAGGTCTTCGGGGATTTTGTCTACTGCTTTGTCAATTATATTGATAGCAATAGGTAGTAAGAATTTAGTCATAATAATGACGAGTATAGTACTCTATATATACTACTTTTTCTCTAGCATATACTTACTATCGTGGTCAGCAGTTAGCTGGAGCAGACGCTGACGCATTCTCTCAGCAATCTCTGCCTTAACACCACTGTCATCATGGTCCTCACATGTAGGGTTTTGTGGTTGCACATCTCCCCCTTGAGGATCTTCCTTCTTAAGTGCCTTCTTTTCTTTTTGCTTTGTTTCGTTTGCTGCGGTCACTGCTTTCTCTTTAATATCTTGCAGTGCGTTGCGTAAATTCTTTGTGTATAATTCGGACATTAGATCCTCCTTTTTTGGGTTAACTGTAACGTTACCCTTCTTTTTAGTTTTGAGATAGTTTTCCTGATTGGACTTACCGTTTTGGTTGACTTCATTAATCATTTGTCAACCTCCGCTAAACGAGCCAGTTCCTCATCGGAGAAGATACCTGTCTCCTTAAGTTTAGACACGAAGCCTTCTTTCTTTACTTCGTGCTTCTCATAGCCCTTACCATCTCCATCATCATCCCACCATCTCTTCACTTTCTTGCCCTTCTTGGCTTCGGCAAGCATTTGTCTGTGAAGTATTTCGATGTCTATACCAATAGATTCTTTCTGAGTCTGCAAGCCCATATCCTCTGGTGCTTTAGCAGTTTTCTCTCCTTTTTTGCCGACGATAATGTAACGTCCGTCAGCTTTCTTACCACTGATAACGAAAGCGTTGTTACCATGTCTGACTACACGACCAATGTTACGGTCCTTGTCATGCTCACGCTTCTTTCTATCAATGAGTTCTCTTTCAATAGGGAATCCTGCGTAACCTTCTACGATAGGCTCCCAAGTGTTTAAGACTTCCATAATTTTCTCAAGTCCCTTCTTTAGTCTAGGGGTTGGCATCTCTTTGCCTTCCTCTAATGCTATAAGGATTCTCTGCTGCTCTACCTGTGAATACTCCATAAGAGCAGACGATACTAACATCTCTAATGTCATTTGTCTTGTTCCAAAAAGAAAGGTTTGTCTTCTACGTGATATTATTTATTATTTCTGATTTCTGCATTGAAGTCAGAAAACTTCTTGACCCCTTGACCAGGTGTCATCTGTTGCAGTGCTATCCTATATGTATCTGTTCCGATTTTCCAAGTGTTTCCACTCTCATCATCAGCAGAATAGTTAGACTGGTCTTTAGATGTGTCAGCTGCCCTAGCAATGGTCGCTGCTTCATCCTCTGTTACCTCAGTAACATGTTGTAACCAAGCACGTAACTCAATATCTTTGTCGTCTTTCATAATTATATAATTTGTACCACGATGGACTACATGACCACGCAATCCTGTGTCGTCATGCTCTACTAATGCTCCAACCTTATAGATTTGATTAAGCATATAGTAATCTCTGAAGGAATCATAATCTAACTTAGGAGCATAGTCCCAGACAGATTCTTTAACCTTCTTCTTACCGTCCTTCTTAGGAGGTGTCATACCTGCCTTTACATCAGACATTAAGATTTTACCATACTTCTTAGACGTACCCTTAGGTAGTCCTGCATGGAAACTATCGTAATCGTCACCAGATGCATGCTTCCTCTGTCCAGATGCACTCAGTTTCTCAACTGGATCCTCTGACTTAGGGTCTCTCTTACCTGCTGACTTAATATTAATTGTTTTGAAGTTGTAATGTATTCCGTTATATTTTGATGTAATCTTTTCAAATTCTTTTACTCTATCGTCTCCTACCACCATAGTTACATGCTCTTTACCCTCATCATTGATGTCACGCAGTATGTCAAAGACATTCCTATGTGCTTCATTGTTTTGGATAGCATCCTTATGTGATGGGAATAACTTCCTCATGTGTCCAACCTTTTGGTCAGCACCTAAGGGGTTTTTCTTATGGTCCTGTGACCGTGACGGATAGATTCTATAATTGCCTGAGTCTCCACCATGTGCCTTAACAGCATCGAGGAGTTTACCATGGCCAGCGTGAGGAGGATTAAACCTACCGAAAGTAATCGCCACATGATTGTCAGCCTCCTGTGCTTCTGCTTTCTTTTCAGCAGCAGTCTTTCCAGGCTTCTTAGTGGTTGCTTCTTTTAAAAATTGTGTAAAATTCATCCCCAATCCTTTGCTGCGGTAAAGTTGGCACGACTAAATTCAAGTCTGTCAACTAATTTCAATGCGGTTCCCTCTCTGATTGCTACAAATCCCTCAGGTGTAGTAGCACGGTAACCATTTTCATCTTCCAAGAAGGTACCTATTCCTTCTATCTTATTCAATTTATTTATGATAATAAGTTTGGCATCCATCAGATTCCTAAACCCACTGAGGGCAGAATACATTGGACTCTTACTTTTATTTAGGTAATTTATAGCTTTGTTCCTTCTTTCCTGCCACATTTTCTTTGCCTTATCTGTCTTCTTCTTATTGATCTCAGCATTGTATCTTTCATCTACGAAGTGACAGAATCCTTTGGCCATCGTAGCAGAGGAAGGTGGTATTCTATTCTCTTTGATTACTCTGTTGAAGTATATCTTAAACAGGGCATTATGGGCAAACGTGCCACGCTCTTCTTTGATATCATTCAAGAATTTCTGACCTGCTCTTAGATTCCTATCGGCAGATGCTACTAGGGTCTTAAGTTTTGCTTTCTCTGAGGTACCAAGGTTTGCTTTACCATCTATATTCTGGAAGTCTGAAGAGAATACTGCAACGTCCTTAACACCCTGCAAACCCTTCACATCAGCACCAAAAGAGGCATGCATCTCAGTGATACTATCACCATGATATGTGGTGTGGAATACTATACCTAACTTACTTTGTCCTACCTTCTTACCCATCTCAGTATCTGATTCCACACAGTATGTAATGGTATTTGGTTTAAACTTATAACATTTCTTACCACACATCTGTACCACCATTGGTACGTCAAAATATAATAAGTCACCT